CTTAAACGAATTCTGAAAATACCGTCTAAATAATGACAGTATTCCTGTATTACTGTGCCAGTCCAAAGGGTTAGTCAAGGATTTAAAGACATCAGTGCCTCATTTCAGATTAACCCTCTGAATACTGATTTGATTGCAATTAAAAATGAAACTGCAATTGCAAGATCTGTTCGTAACTTAATCCTTACAAAAAGAGGTGAAAGACCATTTGCACCAAACTTAGGATCAGGTGTCAGCGATCTTCTTTTTGAGAATATTGATAAACAGACTGCCAGTGTGATTCGTGATGAGATTATATTAACAATTGAAAACTACGAACCAAGAGTTAGGATCATTGAAGTTATAGTCAAACCAAACTATGATGAGGGTGCTATGGATTGTAGCATTCAATATGAGATTGTTGGTATAGATGTTCCAGCACAGGAATTAACGTTAGCATTAGAACCCACTAGGTAAATGCCTTTAGTCAACTTCAGTAACTTAGACTTTGATCAGATAAAGACTTCGATTAAGGATTACCTTAAGGCGAACTCGAACTTTACTGATTATGATTTTGAAGGGTCTAACCTTTCAACAATTATCGATGTGTTAGCTTATAACACATACATCACTTCATATAACGCCAACATGGTGACAAATGAAGTATTTCTTGATAGTGCAACGTTAAGAGAGAACGTTGTATCACTTGCAAGAAATATTGGATACTTACCAAGATCAAGAAAAGCATCAAAGGCAAATATTAGTTTTAATGTTGATGCAAGAAACATATCTGCTTCATCAATTACACTCAAGGCAGGTATTACAGTTACAACTAGTGTAAGATTTTCTAACGAAAGTTACTCATTCATTATTACAGACGACATTACTGTTCCAATTGACTCTACTGGTTTTGCTAGGTTTAATAATATTGATGTCTACGAAGGTACATATCTCACACAATCATTTACTGTAAGTTCTAGACTTCCCGATCAGAAGTTTGTTCTTTCTAATCCAGGTATTGATACTGACCTGATAAGAGTAACAGTAAAGAACTCTGAGTCGTCTACAATTACAAGAAAGTTTAATCAAGCAGATAGTCTGTTTGATGTTGATAGTCTATCGTCAATATATTTCCTACAAGAGATATCTGATGAGAGATATGAGATCTTATTTGGTGATGGTATTTTTGGTAGAAAGTTAGAGGAACCAAACTATATCGTTGTTAACTACGCAGTTTGTTCTGGACCTGAAGCAAATAACCTTGATAAGTTTAGATTTAGTGGTAGTTTGGTTACCAATAATGGTATTTCTGTTACTACTGGTATCTCACTGATTACTACTAACACTCCATCTTATGGTGGAAAAGAGATTGAGTCTACACAATCTGTTAAAAAATACTCAAGTCAGATCTACGCATCACAAAATAGAGCTGTTACTGCATCAGATTACGAAGCAATTGTTCCAAGACTTTATCCAGAAACCGAATCTGTTTCTGCTTTTGGTGGAGAAGTATTGACACCTCCATCTTATGGTAAAGTCTTTATTAGTGTAAAACCAGAGAATGGTGTATATCTTTCAGATAATATTAAAGAGAACCTTGTTAATGACTTGAAGAAATATTCAGTTGTTGGAATTGTTCCAGTTATCACTGATCTCAAATACCTTTATATTGAGACAGATGTTAAAGCATATTATAATACTGACCTAGCACCATCTGTGGATTATCTTAAAACAATGATGACATCGAACATTGAACTGTATTCTGAGTCTAAGGGACTCAATATGTTTGGTGCAAGATTTAAATATAGTAAATTCCAGAAAATTATTGATGATACTCATTCTTCTATCACCTCAAACATAACCACAGTTATCATGAGAAGAGATCTGGAACCTGTGTTAAATAGTTTTACTGAATACGAAATTTGTTACGGAAATCGTTTCCACATTAAGAGTGAAGAAGGTTACAACATTAAGTCATCAGGATTTAAGGTTAGTGGAATCAGTGATACAGTTTATCTCAGTGATAAACCAAATAATAATCTAAAGACAGGAACTATATTCTTGTTTAAATTGAATTCTCCTACCGAACCTGTGATTTTGAAAAAGTCAATTGGTACTATTGATTATGTAAAGGGAGAAATTAAATTAAACCCAATCAACATTATATCGACCTCTGTGAATAGACCTATTTCATTGATTGAAATATCAACCTCACCATATTCAAATGATGTACTTGGATATCAGGATCTTTACCTACAGTTGGATACAAATAAATCCACTGTAAGTGTTATCTCAGATAACATTTCGTCTGGTAATGATATTTCGGGAACAAATTACATAGTATCTTCCAGTTACACAAACGGATCTCTCATCAGAAGTTAAAGAATGTCAATAGATAGAATCAAATTTCAGAATATCGTTGAGAGTCAAGTTCCTGACTTTGTTAGGGATGATTATCCTCTTTTGGTAGATTTTCTAAAACAGTATTATCTATCTCAAGAAATCAAGAGTGGAACTCTTGATTTGATTCAAAATATCGACCAATATGTGAAGGTTGGAGAATTAACTAATCTCAAAACGACAACTGTTCTTGGTGCAAACGTATCATATACTGATACTACAATTCAGACAGATCAATCAGGAAACTTTACTGAAGGTTTTCCTAATAGAGATGGTTTAATTCAAATTGATGGAGAAATCATTTATTATGAGTATAAGACGGATAGAACCTTTGAGAATTGTAGTAGGGGTTTTAGTGCTGTCACTTCTTATGAAGGAAGTAATAGACCTGATGAATTAGTTTTTAGTACATCTGAAGTTGATACACATACTAAAGGTGTAGAGATTAGTAACTTAAATGTATTATTTTTACAACAGTTCTTATACAAGTTAAAAAGACAGGTAGTTCCTGGGTTTGAAGATAGAACTTTATATGGTGATTTAAACCAAGAGAATTTTATTTTAGGTGGAGACAGTTTTTATAAGTCAAAAGGTACTGATAAATCATTTGAGATTCTATTCAGAGCCCTTTATGGTGAAGATGTAGAAGTCATTAGACCTTCAGAATATCTGATCAGACCTTCTAATGCAAATTATAAAGTCACAAATGATATTATTGTAGAGAGATATCTTGGAGATCCGTTTGATTTAAAGAATAGAACTCTTTTCCAAGACTCCAGTGGGGCAAGAGGAACTGTTAGTAATGTCATTCCTGTAGTTTACAACAATACAGAGTTTTATCAAATTAGTATCGATTATGGATATCGAAGAGATATTGATGTAATTGGTAGTATCTTCAGTAAGTTTGTTCCTTGTCCCAAGACAAAGGTTATTAATAAAATTGGTATTGGTCAAACGTTTATTGATGTAGACTCTACTATTGGTTTCCCACAATCAGGTAGGTTAGATACAATCGATATCGATGGAGAAAGTGTATCTTTAACATATAATGGTAAAAATGATAATCAATTTTTCAATGTTGTTATAGAAGGTCAGGGAAAACCTATACCTGAGGCTAAAGATATTAGTTTATTTGATACTTCTTATGCTTATGACCAAGAAAGTGGAAGAAAAATTGAGGTCAGAATATCAAGCGCATTAAAGGATATTGATTTTAATGGTAATAATCATTCACTCAAGAAAGATGATATCATTAAGGTACAGTCTATTGGTATTACGAAAGATAATGAACACACAAAAAATTGGATTTTGAATGCCAAGTTATCTTGGGAAGTCATAAAACTTACAGTTTTAGATCTGACATCAAAGACATATTCAGTATCAATTAAGAATGATCACCCATTACATGCAGGGAATCAAATTGTAATGACTGATACTGATGGTAGTCAGTTTAAAGGTGTTGTAGGTAATGTTCTATCTGCCACATCATTTACTGTCAGGATGAATTCATCTCTTGATATCACAAAAGATTATTTGATACAAAACCAACTGTTAAAGGTTAATAGTTCAAAGTATCCTTATCTGAGTGATATAATCACTAATGTTCAGAATACCTATAGTAATTTTGATGATGATATTTTAGTAGCATCTAATTCTATTCCCACATATAATAATATTGAGACAAATCCTTATAATAGAAGTATTGATTTCACTGGTTCTGCAACCAATAACACTATTCAATTAGTGAGTAGTGGTGATCATGGTTTTTACACTGGTGACTCTGTATACTTCACTCAAGGTGTGAGTACACAAGTATCTTTTGATATTGATGGAAATAAAATTTTTACAGAAGTTGTAAGTACTTTTGATGGTGTTGAAGAAGGTGTATATTATGTTAAGAGAGTTGATAGTTTAAACATCAAACTTTCAAGAAGTAGGTCAAATCTTTTCAGTGATATTTTTGTTTCATTGAGTGGGTCTGTTGTTGGAGTCAATTTTACATACTATAATTTCTACAATAAAACTTTCCAACCACAAAGTATTTACAGAAGTATTTTACCTCCTGTAAACAAAAGTGGTGAGTACACTACCAATCCTGGTTATATTGGTATTCTTAATAATGGTGTAGAAATTCTCAACTACAAATCACAAAATAAGATAAACTATGGTCCCATTAAGAGTCTTAATGTTGTCAATAGTGGTAGTGGATATGACATCATCAACCCACCAGTTTTAAGAATTAATGATAGTGTAGGAGTTGGGGCAACTGGTATTGTAAACGTAAAGGGACAGTTAGAGAGAATTGAAATTGTCGATAGTGGCTTTGATTATCAAGAACCACCTATTGTTTCGATTTCAGGTGGTAATGGTTCTGGTGCAAAGGCAGAACCAAGACTTTCTTCGGTAACTCACTCTGTCTCCTTCAATGCAGAAAAAAACTCTGCCCAAGTGAGTCTTGCATCAAGTACAATTGGTTTCTCTACTTTCCATAAGTTTAGAGATAATGAGAAAGTTTTTTATATTACTGATGGTCAAAAAGGTATTGCTGGTCTCACAACAGCAACTTCTTATTATGTTGGTGTTGTAGATAGTAAGACAATTAAATTATATACAAATGAAAGTGATTCTGACGTTGGTATTAATACAGTTCGTCTTTCTTTCTTTGGAAGTGGTGTACATAAAATTCAATCATCTGAACAGAAGAGTATTGTTACTGGAATTGTAGTAACTAATCCTGGTACTGGTTACGAAAATAAGGAAAGAAACATTGTTGGAGTCAATACTGCCAAAAATTTCTTTAACATCAATAGTCATGGTTATTCTACTGGAGAAGTTGTTAGATATAAGGAAGGTTCAACACCAGTTGATGGTATAGTAGAAGATAAAGATTATTTTGTTGTAAAAATTGATGACAATAACTTCTCACTTAATGAAGTTGGTACTGGAAATACTAGTGTAGATTATTACCAAAATAAAAATATTACGGTACAGTTGAGATCAACTGGAACTGGTACATTTAACTATAAACCAATTATTGTTACTGTTGATGGTATTACAGGTGTTTCTACTAGAACTGGACAAGATTTCTCTTGTCAGGTTCAACCAATCTTTAGAGGTTCTATTGAGTCCATTGACTTAACAACTCATGGTGTTGGATATGGTTCTTCTGAAATTATTAATTTTAATAGACAACCAGTAATTACACTCAATAGTGGTTCTAATGCAGTTGTAATTCCTGTTGTTAATAACGGAAAAATTGTTGATGTTATTATCAATAATCCAGGAAATGGATATAACTCTCCTCCAAATTTAAAAGTAGATTCAAAGAAGGGCGTAGGAGCAGTACTCACACCCATCATCAAGGATGGAAAAATTCAATCTGTGAAGATTGTCAAGTCAGGTGCACAGTATGAACCTAAAAAAACTTCAATTATAGTAACTTCTGCAGGAAATGAATGTGAAATCAAATCAGAGATTACAGAATGGAATATTAACCTCTTCGAAAGAAACTTGAATACCATTGAGGATGATGATGGCACTCTCGACTTCAATTATGATAACGGCACATTACAATATAGTCACATTTACGCTCCCCGTACACTAAGACAGAATATATTTGCAGTTTCGGGAACTAATAAAGACAACTCTGTATATGGAACTCCAGACCTTGTAGTTCAGAATGGTGTTGAGGTTACCAGTGTACTTCATTCACCTATTATTGGATGGGCGTATGATGGTAATCCAATATATGGTCCATATGGATTTAATAATGCAGAGGGTTCCTCCAATGTAAGAGAAATGGTCTCTAGTTATGAGTTGAAGAGTAATCTTACCAATAGACCACCAGTATCGATTTATCCTCTTGGTTTCTTCATCGAGGATTATATTTACACTGGTAGTGGTGACCTTGATGAACATAATGGTAGGTTTTGTGTTACACCCGATTATCCAAATGGAATCTATGCATACTTCACAACCATCAATAGAACCATTGATTCTGTTGGTCTATTCCGAGGATACAAGAGACCACAGTTCCCCTACTTGATTGGAGACAGTTTCCATTCTGTTCCCAACAATTTTAACTTCAAATATAATTCAAATCAAAATGAATATGACATTCAAGGTGATGGTTGGTTGAGAAACACCCATTATTACAATTTAAATGATAGTGTTTATGGTTATAAGTACATCTTCAACTCAAATCTTGTAAAGGAACAAGATATTAAAATTACATCAGCATCTTCGGGTGTTGTTGAAAATGTTGATATTATCTCAGGTGGATCAAATTATCAACTCAATGATACTGTTGTATTTGATAATGAAGGGACAAATGGTAAAAATGCCAGTGCCTATGTTTCAGAACTAGAAGGAAAGGAAATTGATACCGTAAGTGTTTCTAGTACAGTATTTTATGGTGTTGAGTTTATTCCATCAAATTCTACTTCGTTCCTTGGTTTATCCACCGAAATTCATCAACTTACCTCTGGAGAGGTTATTAATGTCACAGGACTTTCATCTTACTTCAAGGGTCTTGATGGATCGTATATTGTTGGAGTTAGAAGTGATAATTTTATCCTAAACCTTGGTCTCTCTACGGCAAATAGTAATGATGTAGATTATGCATATGTTGACGGTAACCTTAATTTCCCATCCATCAAACCCAATGACATTCTTACAATTGACGACGAAAGTGTAAGAGTATTGAATATTGATCAAGTATCAAAGAGAATAAGAATTCAGAGAGGTGTAGAAGGAACTTCTCCTACCCCACACGAAAATTCTAAACCATTATATGAAAATCCCAAGAAGTTTTTCATTAATGTTGGGTCATTAAAAACAACCAAGACATTTAATTACAATACAGTATTGTATATTGATCCTGCAGAGACTGTGGGATTGGGAACGATTCTTGGTACAGGTATTGGTAATACTATTACTTTTTCAAATCCAGGAGTTGGTCTCAGTCAAATATTCATTCAACCTCAATCAATTTATTATCCAGACCATAATCTTAAGTTGAATGATGTACTTTATTATTCCAATAATGGTGGAACAGATATTGAGGTTTGGAATGGTATTTCCACATCATATTCAAATCTATCAAGTTATTCAAAACTTTATTCAGTTCCTCTAAGTAAATCCACTTTTGGTATCAGTCCAAATAAGGTTGGTCTAGGTTCTACTGGAACTTATGTGGGTATTAATACATCTATTGGTCTGTTGTATTTCACATCTGTTGGTGCTGGTAATACACACAACTTTACTACTGATTTGGATAATGTTATTACTGCTGAGGTATCTAAAAATATTGTAACTGTTTCAACGGCATCAACTCATGGTCTTAAAAATGGTGATTATGTGACGTTAGACATAAAACCAACTCTAACCGAGACCGTAGTTGTTAATTACAATAGTTTCAACAGAAGAATGGTATTCAATCCAGTAGGATTTGAGACCTCTGATGTTAATATACAGAGAAATACCATTAATTTTTCTGAAAAGTATTTTGAACTGGGTGATAAAGTTATTCATACATCATCTTCACCCTCTGGTGGTCTTGGTGATAATGAAATTTACTATACCGTACCTTTTAATGATACCCAAGTAAGACTTGTAAAAGAGAGATTTGAGGTTACTGCACAAAATCCGAACTTTGTTGATATTACTAGTGGTTCTATTGGTACACTTTCTCTGATCAATCCCAAAGTTACTATTACGAAAAACAGTAACCTCAAGTTTGATCTTACTGATAAGTCTTTGTCAATTATTAGTGGTGGCGTAAGATATTCTTCTTTTGATATGAATCTTTATTCTGATAGAGATTATTCGAACATCTTCTTTACTACAGGTAAATCGAATTCATTTGATGTTGTAAAAGTTGGTAAACCTGGTATTGGAACAGAATCAAGTCTGACCCTTAGGGTTCGTGATGAAGTACCCAAACAACTTTACTATAAGTTTGATCCAGATAATCTGGATGTCAATTTATCCATCAACACTGAAATTATTGTTGATAGTGATGTTGAGGCATTTAACACCATCGAGATTGTTAAAACTCCTTATGATGGCAATTACAATATTATTGGTGTTGGTTCAACATCATTCAATTATACTATCCCTACCGTACCTGAAGTTTTAGTATATAATTCATCAAACTCAAAACCAAAATACAAAACAAATTCTGATACAGTATATGGTTCGATCTCAAAAATTAGTATTTCAAATAATGGAGTAGGTTATAAAGAACTCCCTGGCATTACTTCTGTAAGGAGTGGAATTGGTAGTGATGCTATCCTGACACTTTCTGGTAATAGTATTGGTCAGATTCTCGGTACTAAGTTTGAAAGTATTGGATATGGTTATCCAAGTGATCAAACACTTAAGGTTGTTGCGAATGTTCCAGAAGTTCTGGAAGTAAATTCCTTGTATTCTTTTGATAATATTGGTGTTACATCTGCAGGTAAAAATTACCTGGTAAATCCATTACTGGTCGTTCTTGATGGATTTACTGGAGAACAAATTATTGATGTCGATCTCAGATACACTCTTGGTTCTACAGAAGTAGATATCTTCAAGAATACCAGTTCTTTATATGACGTAACTCCAACTATCATTCCAGTCAGTAACTCCAATGGTGTTGGTATTTCTTCTCTGACTTACAATAATTCAACTAAGACAGTTAGAGTTTATCTTGATGCACAGTTCAGTACGACCAATGATTTTAGATATAAAACTGACACAAATGTTCTGATTGAAAATATTGCAATAGGACTTGGTTCAACTCATAAAGGTTATAACTCACAAAACTATGGTTACAGTCTGTTTAAAGTAACTACATTTGACGCAAAAGTCGGTGGTTCAGGTGCATACTTTGAATACAGTCTCTCTGATCATCTGAAAGAGGGTGAATTACCAGGTACATTTGATTCTTCAAGATCTTCTGGTAGAGCAATTCCTCAAAGTGATTTCCCAGTATTTGATATCACACTCAAATCAAACACCTTCTTCACTGATGAAGTTGTAACTTCTGGTGATAAGAGTGGTGTTGTTGAAAGATGGAATCCTAAAAATGGAAGACTTGTCATTTCCTCACCTGATGATTTTGAAGTTAATTCAAAAATCATTGGTAAATCCTCTGGAACTCAAGTCATTATTGATAAAAAATTCGATTTCGATTCCTTCATTTCTACTGGTGCAGGAACAACATTTATAAGTGGATGGAAGTCAAATACTGGTTTCCTGAACGACTCTCTCCAAAGAACTCCAAATAATGAATATTATCAAAACCTTTCATATTCATTGAAATCCAAAGTACCTTTTGAGAAGTGGGATGATCCAGTAAGTAGTCTTGGCCATGTCAGTGGACTTGCCAAGTTTGCAGACCTCGTAGTTGAAAGTTTTGACGATAGTACTGGAAATGGTGTTATTGTACCAATTGAAAGTGATATTGAAGTTATTGTTGATTTAATTAGTGAAACAAGTATTCACTGTTTTACCGACTTTGATAATGTCTCTGAGAATTCAATCAATAATGGAAGTAATCTTGTCTCAGATGAGATTTACTTTGAGAATAGAATTCTTGTAGATTACAATGAATCCTTTGGTAATAGAGTTCTGAGTATTGATGATTTTAGTTCTTCTTTTAATAGTTTTGAAAGACTAGACAGATTTTCTAATGTTGTAGGGTATTCATCAAATCACACATACAATAAGATTTTAGTATATGTAAGAGATCAGATTCTTACTAACAGAAGACAGGTACAATTTGTTTCTGTTCTTCATAACAATAGTTCGGCATATATATCCGAATATTCAGTTCTTGATACATTGAATCTCGGTTCTTTTGATTTTGTTCCAAACTCTGATAACACTGAGTGGTTCTTAAGATTCTATCCCATTGAGTTTGCATATAACTCATATGATGTAAGTTCTCTATCATTCAGTCTCATTGACAATGTTACTAGTGTAGGTTCAACTACATTCGGCGATCTTGTTAATGTTGAATCTAAGAGAGTTGATGTTCCTACAAGTACAACCACAACTATTGCTTCTATTCCAACAACCTATAGATCAGGTAAGTTACTTGTACAACTAGAAGATTCAAATGATCAATACTCCATCAATGAACTGAATTATATTCACGATGGAACTGATGTATATCTCTTGGAGTATGGTGATATTGCAACCAATGTAACTGGATTTGGTACTTTCAACGTTTATGTTGATGGTAGTAACGTTGATGTTGATTTCATACCAAATACTGGTATTGGAGTTACGGCTAATATTTCTGTTATTGAAACAGCGGCATCAACAACTGGACCTGGAACTGTATATTTGGATTATGCCAAGTTAGAGTCTAAGTATACTTCAATTCCTTCTTCTAGTTCACCTGGTGTAACTACAATCTCCAGTTTCTCAGATCCAACAGAGTCTTCTTATTATGTTGTCACTGTTACTGACACAACCAATAATCAATATGAACTATTTGAGGCTATGACTCTCAACCATGTAAATGGTCCTTCTGAGATTGTTGAGTTTGCAAATATCTATAGTGGTGGTTCACTTGGTCAGGTTGGTCTCAATACCAGTAATGGTAGTATGGATCTTACCTATACACCTAATGCAAGTATTGATGTTGAAGTAAGAGTATTCTCTATTGGTATGGAAGTACCTACTGGAGAAACTGGTAGACCTTCACTTATTAGTCTCAATAACTTACACATTGAAAGTAGTGATGGTTCATATACGGGTACTAATCTGGATCTTATGACAGCATTTGGTCTGAAACATAAGGGTGATGACATTTTCCTGAGAGGATTTGATGGTAGTGATCCTGCCATTGTATCAACCACAAACAATGGTGTTCTGATTCCAAATCACTTCTTTGTTACAGGTGAAGAAGTCACTTACACTTGTCCTGGTGTTGGTAATACTGCGGCAATCGGTATTGACACAACTACAATTCCAGGTATTGGTGTTACTGATAAGTTACCAACAACCCAGAATTTGTTTGTTGTTACAGAAAATAATAAGGAAATTAAGTTTGCCGTTACTGCAGAAAATGCACTCAAACCAATTCCCGTAGTACTGAGTATTGGTTCTACTGGTGTTGGTGTTGGTCACAGTATTGTGGCAACCAAACAGAATCAGAAAGTTCTTCTTGCTGTTGACAATATTGTTCAGTCACCAATTGTCGCCTATGGTGTTACAAGTACACTTACACAAGATATTGTATTCCAGACAGACCTTCTCCTCACAGGTATTACATCAATCTTCACTGGTGATCTTCTCCGTATTGGAAGTGAGATTGTAGAAGTTGCTTCTGTAGGTGTTGGTAACACAACTTCTATCAATGTTGTTAGAGGAAGAATGGGAACTACTAGAGTTTCTCATACTGCAGGTGATCTGGTAGAAAAACTGAGTGGTGAATACAATATCATAGGTAATACACTCAACTTCGCATCTGCACCTAAGGGACCAGAACCAGTTGGTGTTGCAGTAACTGTTGACCCTGATGATGTTGATTGGACTGGTCTTACTACAACATCATCTTTCCAAGGAAGATCATTTATGAGATCTGGTATCCTTAACACATCTGATGAGACATACTATCAGAACTACATCTTTGATAACATTTCTTACAAGTTTACTGGTATTACCAGTGAGTTCACACTTACAACTGGTGGTTCAAATGTAACTGGTATTGCAACCAGAAATGCATTTGTTGTTATCAATGGTATCACACAACAACCTACTGGAGATCAATTACCTTCAGTTCAGGTTGGTGACTTTAGATTGAGTGAAGAAACTGGTATTACTAGTATCACGTTCACTGGTAATAATGGTTTACCAACTGGATGGGATCCAAATAATGGTGGATATCCAATCGGTGGTTTGATGGTTTCTATTGGTTCTTCTAACGGATTTGGTTATCAACCTCTGGTTGCAGCTGGTGGAACTGTTACTGTTTCTTCTGCTGGAACAATTACTGCCGTTAGTATCGCTAACTCTGGTTCTGGTTATAGATCTGGTATTCAGACTGTTATCAATGTTGGTGTTCAAACTTACAGTGGTGGAATTCCAAACATTGAGTTTATTGGAACCGCAGCAGTCAGTGGTGGTCATATCGTAAGTGTTGCCATCACAAATCCAGGTGCAGGATACACTGGAACTAATCTTCCTGATCTTGTAATTGATGATCCTCTGAGTTATGATAATATTCCTCTGGAGTATTCACCTGGTATTGTTGGTTCTGGTCAAAGTGCAACTGTTGATATTGTAGTTGGACAAGGTTCAAGTATTATTGACTTCACACTCAGAAATACGGGATTTGGTTATGGTAATGGCGAAAGATTGACTATTCCTACTGGTGGAACAACTGGTATTCCTACTGATCCAAGTGCCACATTTGACAGATTCCAAATTCTTATTGATGAAGTATATTCTGATAAGTTCAATTCATGGTCTGTTGGTGAATTGGAGGTTCTTGACACTCTCGATAGTGAGTTTAATGGAGACACAGTTAATTTCCAACTGACACTGAATGATGAACCATTTGTAATTCAATCAAGACCTGGTTCAGCTATTGACCTTGATCAAACTCTGATTGTCTTTATCAATGATGTACTTCAGGTTCCTGGAAAGGGTTATAAATTTACTGGTGGTAGTATTATCAAGTTCAGTGAAGCTCCTAAGGTAGGTGATACTTCTAAGATCATCTTCTACAAAGGAACATCAGGTGTTGATGTTAGATTTGTCGATGTATTGGAGACTATCAAGGTTGGTGATACTCTTGATATCGACAACAATCCAGAACTTGGTCAGGGTATTGCTCTTGATGAAGAACCAAGAGTTGTCAGTGAAATTATTACGACTGACACTGTGGAGACTATTCCATATATTGGACCTGGTATTACAACAGATCAAAATCTGTTAAGACCTGTCACCTGGTGTAAACAACTTGTTGATAAGATTATTGATGGTGAAATTGTTGGTAAAGATAGAGATCATTACGAACCTCTAATTTATCCCTCTTCATATTTGATTCAACCTGTTGGTGTTGGTTCTACTATTGTTTATGTTGATAGTGTAAGACCACTTTACAATTCAGAAAATGAATCCAGTGTTAGAACCTTCCAAAATAGAATTGAAATTGTATCTCAGGATTCTATTGTAGCTGCAGCTGCTACTGCAATTGTTTCTGCCGCAGGTACAATCACTTCTATTAATATTGTTAATTCTGGATTGGGTTATACCTTTGTACCAGAACTTACAATTTCATCACCAGTTGGTTTAGGAACAACTCAAAGAGCCTCAGGAACAGTATCTATATCTGGTGGTTCTGTAAGTTCTGTGACTATTGTAAATCCTGGAACTGGTTATACATCATCTAATCCTCCAGTTGTACTTTTTGAACAACCTTACACAATTAGAGAGGAAATTAATGTTCTTGATTATACTGGTGACTATGGTGTCATTGTTGGATTAGGAACTACTGATAATGGTTCACAAGAACAACTCATCTTTGATTTGTTTATCCCAGAAGATTCCTTTATGAGAAACATTGCTCTGGTAGGAACTGCAGTGACTATTAGTGGTATCTCTACTGGTGATTATTTTACAATTCATGGAACAAACACCTCTATTGGAAATACATTTGAAACACAAAGGACTGATGGATCTAGTATTGGTATCGGAACAACCGCTCTTGATATGGTCTATCAGGCATCAAGTGTTGAAACCAAACTTGTAACAATTACAGGTATTGGTCAAACATACATTAATAGAGTTGTGACAAATGTTGATTCTTATGGAGTTGGATTCTCCACAGTATCTTTACCAAATCTTGGTAATTATAGTTGGGGTAAAATTACTCTTGATGAGAGACCACAACAAAAAAGTTTCGAATTTTATGGTAAAAATGGATATACTGGAATTTCAACTTCTGGTTTTGTGTTTAGAAATTCGAATTTAAAATATGATAATTATGTTTGATGATTACTCTAATAAATAAGAAAAAAAGTCCTCTAAAAAATGGCAGCGATAATTACTGATCAACTTAGAATATTGAACGCTAAGAATTTTGTTGCCGGGGTTCAATCCAGCACAAATTCTTATTATACATTCATTGGTATCCCCAATGCAACAGATTATCAATCGACATGGGATTCTAATCCTCCTACACCGATTGATAGTTTTGAATCGTATAATAATACTTGGGATTCTATGATTGCATTGAAAAAAATAAATGCAAGTGATGTGAGTCAGGTTGTTAGAAAAGTTACCTGGACATCAGGTACTACTTACGATATGTATCGTAATGACATAAGTAGAAATAATCCATCACAACCTTCTGGTTCTTTTGATTTATATTCTGCAAATTATTATGTAATTAATAGTGATTATAGAGTATACATTTGTCTTTTTAATGGAGCTGATCCAGAAAATAATTTTGTAGGTAGTCCTTCTCTGGACGAACCAACCTTCACTGATTTAGAACCAAGAGAGGCTGGTAGTAGTGGTGATGGTTACATTTGGAAATATCTTTATACAATTAGTCCAAGTCAGGCAATTAAGTTTGATTCTACAAATTATATTCCTGTACCTAATGATTGGTATACAAGTTCTAAGGATGCTCCAGTCAGAGATAATGCATCATCTAGTGGTCAGTTAAAGGTTGTAACGATTAGAAATCGTGGTGTTGGTATTGGAACAGCCAATACAACATATACTAGAGTACCAATTAAGGGTGATGGTAGTGGGGCGGAAGCAACTATTGTTGTTAACAATGATTCTAAAGTAGAAAGTGTTAATATTTCCAGAGGTGGTTCTGGATATACCTTTGGTACGGTTGATTTGGAAGCAGGTGGTGTTCCTACAGCAACGACCACACCAGTATTTAATGTAATTATTCCACCACAAGGTGGTCACGGTGCTGATATTTATAGAGAACTTGGAGCATATAATGTTCTGACTTATTCCAGATTTGAGAATGATACTGAAAATCCAGATTTTATCACTGGTAATCAATTTGCATCTGTTGGTCTTGTAGAAAATCCA